TCCAAAGCCATTAGGCATCTTCATTGCCATAAAAATACACCATCCTTCCTGATTGTTAAGCAGGCCAGACAGTGGTATACTGAAAAGTGGCTGAACTGATCCACTGTCTGGCATTGGTTCACTGAGCCGGGTGTTGCAGCATCCGGCTCTTATTTTTTTTTATCATTGATGTCTGAAGTCAATGTGGATCTCATTACCTATGCAGTAATATTTATATCCCCTTTTGACTTGATATCCTGGTACTTGTCTCTTCTGAGCTTGCTATCCATCAGATCTACAATATCCTGCCGGTCATCCGGATCCAGCTTCAGGAACTTCTGTACTGCAGCATATGCTTCCTTACCATAGCACATGGAGAATAGGTCACACAGCTCCTGCTCCTGCTTTTCTACTTCCTCATCCACACCTAAGATATAAGTTACAGTAGTATTCAGGGCATCAGCAATGGCCTTGATCATGTGCTGCCTTGGAGCCTGCTTATCCAGCTCAATCTTATTGATAGATGATCTGCTCTTGAATCCTAACTTAGTAGCAAGCTCTTCCTGAGACATCTCAAGCTCTTCTCTTCTTTGTTTTATGCGTTGCCCTATAGTCATTGATTTCACCTGCCTTTCAAGGAATATTTTAGCATGCAGTAGATGAAATATCAATTTTTATATCGTTTTCCCTAAAAATTTGTTGACATTACATCTACCCGAGCTTACAATGTGAAATGTAGATAAGTTATCTACACAACATCTTGTGGAGGTGATCAGATATGATGAGCTTAGATAGAGTAGTAGACAGAGCTATTGACCGGATCAACCTGATTGGTGATGAGTGTGATGTGTACAGCATCCTCTATCAGTACAAGGCCATCAGGGAGCTTCCGGAAGAAGAGGTAGATAAGATCTATGATTATGTGGTCAAAGTCTTAGGTTTTTAGGAGGTGGTTACACCAAGAGAGCTAATGTAGCATGTGACTCTGGTACAGCAATGATCAGAGATATCATAGGACAGATTGTATAGGAAGGAGGTGAATTGAAGTGACTAATACTGAATTACTTAGAAGGAAGATTGATGAAGCAGGATATAAACTGCAGTTTGTAGCTGAGCAGTGTGGTCTTACTTACCAGGGTTTCATGAACAAGGTCAATAACAAGTCTGACTTCACAGCTTCAGAGATCAATGCTCTCCGGCTCCTGCTCAAGCTGAGTCCGGAGGGTGTAGAACGTATTTTTTTTACAGCTGATGTAGATAAACTATCTACAAAGTAAGGAGGGAGCCATGAAGAAGATCACTCCTGATCAGGCTGCCTATGTCATGGGATGCTCAGCACAATTCATCCGGGTGGGACTTCAGAGAGGTTTCTTGGATATTGGTAACGCTGTGAAGATGTCCACCAAGTGGACCTACAACATCTCACCGGCTAAGCTGGCAGTCAGGCAAGGAATGACAATGGATCAGTTAGAAAGAGAGGTAAGACAGTATGAACAGAACTGAAGTATTAAACAATGCCAATCAGATTGTGCATGGTGACAGACAGGAAGCCTATGGCACTCCGGAGAATAACTTCTCCAAGATAGCAGGTATGTGGAGTGCTTACCTGGAAGTACCTATCAGTGCAGAAGATGTAGCTGCCATGATGATCCTGCTGAAGACAGCAAGAGTGAAGTCAGGACATGGATCTGATGATAACTGGGTAGACATTGCAGGTTATGCAGCATGTGGCAGTGAAATTCAGTCAAACAGTCCGGAGGTAATGAAATGGGAATAATGGATGCTTTTAAGGAAGAAGACAGAACTCAGATGACCTTCTCAGCATTCTACAGAATGATGAAGGAAGTCACCAAGGGTGAGCTGCTGATGAATGCAGTGAATTGTGATGTACCACACAGATACATCAGAGAAATGGCTACAGGAGTAAGTGAAGCTCCGGATCAGGAGCAGGCGGACGGAGCTGGGCCTGTCGCAGGAGGAAATGATATGAAGGTGGAAATCACGCCGAAAGAAATAGCTGACCTTGTAAGAGACTCACAAAGTCAGCCTGAAAAAGTTGTTTGCGAGGTGAATGTTGACAGTGAAGCTATTGCTCAAGCTGTTTCATCAGCCATTCGTGATAGTCTCGCAAAAGACCTTTAGTAATGCCTAAGGAGGAAACCAATTGTTAAAACACAAGCTGACAAATGAATTTCAGCATTACAGAGCGGAAAAGAATCCAATCATCGTGGAGACGGAAAACGGATTCTTTGTAAACTGGAGAAGCATTCCGCATGTGAAAAGAAATAGCGTAACAACTAAAACCGTAGGGAAAAAAGACGATTATGTAGAGGTTACGCTAACCATTGTGGCAAGACGTTTTATCAAACTGTGATACGTTCTTTTCCGACATCAGTAAGACCAGTGATGCTAATTGATCTTCTGCTCTTTGTTGGAATATCCGGGCTTATAGTTCCGTTGATATAGCCAGAGTCGATTAAAGAATCAACAACCATCAGAGTGTCTTCTACCAGATCAGGATTCCGACTTATTTCGGTTTTTATGAAATCTGTTTCCGACAATGCGTCGAAAAGTTCCTGATCGCGTAGCGGTGCGTGCGTGTATACCGTCTCTAAAACAATTTGTGCCAAATCGTCAAAATATGACATGATAAGATCCCCCTTTCAATATTACTCGGGCATGGCGGTGCCCTGTAATGGGATTATACCATAGGAGGCAAAATGAACAGTATCTACAATGAGAAGAAAGAATTCGTTAAAAAACTCAGAGGAGCACTTATGATGATCCCTGAGATCACAGACATTGAGTACCGGAGCACAAACGACGGCACCGTCGAGATGGTGAAGGTGACCTACTTCGGTGGTGGCCCTGTGTACATCAATGTTGCGGCAGACAGCCTGGAGGCGATTGCCGGAGAAGTTGTCAATCTGGTTCGGGGATATCCGGTCGTCGGATTGATTCACAGGCAAACGTTTGCTCAGGAAGTATGGAGCACGTTAGAGTAGGAGGAACAAATGAAATTCCCGAGAAATATCCGCGCCGATACAGTAACGGCATTCGAGATGTATCACTCACTGACTGATTTCAATCTGAGTGATATCGCAAAGTTATTCCATTGCGGCAAATCCAGCGCTGCGAAAATTAAAAAGATCACACTGGCGGCAATGGAAGAAAAGGGCGTGAAGCTCTATACGGAAGATCGCGGAGTAGTGGACAAAGATGTCCTCTACGAAGTGGCAGGGATCGACATCGCAAAGATGAACCGATCCTACAAAATGCTTAAAAGCGTCGGTAAAAACGGTGATGTGGGAGGCATGCAATGAAAACAAAAAAAGAGTTTAGCTGGCGCGGCAAGTGCTATCGGTGGAGCATGACCAACTGGCAGGCGATCCTGCTGGTGGCGGCGGAAGTCGCGATCTGTGCGTGGAGCTTCATCGTACTGGTGTATCTGAGCTTCGTGATCAACGCTATTTTTTAGATAGGAAGGAGGAAGAGATGGAGAAGTGGACAGTTTATACGAACAGTATCGCCGGGGAAAGAATCTACACCGTGGGGCGCATCATCGACGAGAGCAAGCCGCTGCACGGAGGTAACTTCGAGTCAGATTCTTGTCACACCTCGAAAGCTGACGCACAAGCACGATGCGATGAGCTCAACCGGAATGAATCAAAATAAAAAGGCCGCCATGAGTGAGCGACCAGAAAACTACAGTTACAGTATACGGCAAATCAGCCGAAAAGTAAACAGAGAAAAGATGTGGTACGTTTTATCAAATATATGGAAAGTGAGGATATAGATTATGGTAATCACAATTGAATTGAGTCCGCAGGACGTGAAGGCGACGATCGATGCGGGCACGCTGGCCGCCTTCTGCGGGACTCTGATCCAGACGCATGAGGCGGAAGCAAAGACAGCGGAAGCTTTTACCGCAGAGGCACGAAAAGCGCAGCCGGTGACGCCCGTCGCGCCGGCTGCATCGGAACCTGCACAGACGGCCTTGCCCGATGCGCAGCCGACATCGCCTGTTGCACTCGAAACACTCGAAGCGCCGCAACCTGCGAAGACAGCGCCGCCTATCGCGCCGGAAACTACAATGCCGGCAGTTCCGACACAGTCGGTGTCCTACACGCACGACGATCTGGCGAAAGCCGGCGTCAGGCTGATCGAGCAGGGTAAGCAGAAGCAGCTTATCGCACTTCTTGCGGAGTTCAAAGTGCAGTCCGTTCCGGAACTCCCACAGGAGCAGCTGGGGGCGTTCGCGCTGAGGCTGAGAGAAATGGGGGCACAGATATGAATCACGCAGACAGAGCGCATGCGCTTCTCTCCGCCTCCGGGGCGCACCGGTGGATGAACTGCACACCGAGTGCGGTTCTGGAGTCGAAATTTCCGGATACGACCTCCGAAGCGGCAAAAGAGGGAACTCTGGCCCACGAACTGGCTGAGGCGAAACTGCAGAATTATGTCAACACGAAGGAGTTCTCAAAGCGCAAGCTGACCAACCGGATCAAAAAGCTGAAGGAAAACGAGTTGTGGCAGAACGAGATGGATGGATTCACAGATGATTACATGGATTTCATCCGCAGGGAAGCGCTTCGGTTCGAGGCTACCCCGTATGTAGCCATCGAAGAGAAACTCGATTTGGAGACATATGTGCCCGGCGGATTCGGAACGGCGGACTGCATCATGATTGGCGGCGGAACGATCGAGATTATCGATTTCAAGTACGGGAAAGGCGTTCCCGTAGCAGCCGAGGAAAATCCGCAGCTGATGCTGTACGCGCTGGGGGCACATGAGAAATACAATTTCCTTTACGGGTTTTCGGAAGTCCGCCTGTCGATCGTTCAGCCAAGGATTGGAAACAACTCCACCTGGACCCTGAGCCTCGATGACCTGCTGGCTTTCGGAGAAAAGGTTAAAGCTGCCGCCGCTATCGCGGCCGAAGGAGGCGGGGAATTCCATCCGGGAGACTGGTGCCGGTTCTGCCGCGCTAAAGCACAGTGCCGTGCCAGAGCGGAGGAGAATGTGAAACTGGCATTTCAGACGGAGCGCAAACCGGAACTGCTTACCAACGACGAGATTGGCCGCTTTTTAGACCAGGGAGAGGATGTTGCCAAGTGGCTGAAAGACCTGCAGGAATACGCACTCGCACAGTGCCTCGGAGGCAAAGAGGTCGCAGGATGGAAAGCTGTGGAAGGACGCGGCACCAGAGATTGGGTCGATATGGACAAGGCCTTCGAAATTATCATCGCATCCGGCACGCCGCAGGAAATGCTATGGGAGAAAAAGCCGCTTACACTGGCGCAGGTGGAGAAGGTTGTCGGAAAGAAGGAGTTTGCGGCCGAGGTTGGAGACTACGTCGTGAAGAAACCGGGAAAGCCGACGCTGGTCAGAGAATCAGACAAGCGTCCGGCTATCACCAACAAAATATCCGCGGATGAAGTGTTCAACTGAAGACGCTGCGATTTTCGCAGCGAATCAACTATCAACGCTGCTTTAAAGCAGCGCATGCACAGAAAGGAATGAGATATGTCATACGGAGATGCAACGAACGTTACAACCGGAGAAGTGAGACTGAGCTTTGTTCACCTCTTCAAGCCTTATGCCTTCCAGCCGGGGCAGGAAGAAAAGTTCAGTACAACAATCCTGCTGCCAAAATCAGACGCTGCTACAAAGCAGCGCATCGATGCGGCAATTGACGCCGCAAAGCAAAAGGGAGCACGAGGCTGCTGGAACGGAGTTACCCCGCCGGTAGTACCGACGCCGATCTGGGACGGAGACGGTGTGAAGCAGGACGGCACAGAGTTTGGCCCCGAGTGCAAAGGACACTGGGTATTCACGGCCAGATCGAGCGCTGACTACCCGCCGGAAGTGGTGGACCGTAATAGCAATCCGATCCTGAGCGCATCCGATGTTTACAGCGGATGCTATGGGCGGGTCAACGTGGAATTCTATGCGTACAATTTTAACGGGAAAAAGGGTGTCGGTTGTACCTTGGGACCGGTGCAGAAGCTGCGGGACGGCGAGGCTTTGGGAGGCGCGGCGCCAACCGCTGCACAGGCCTTCGGCGCCCCGCAGAATCCGCAGACCCGTGTGGATCCGATTACCGGAGAGGTCGTTCCTTTTTAGCTGTATTCACAATCACAGAGGGTAGAAGCCTACCCTCTTTTTCCCGATTATTGAGGACTACTAAATGAAACATTTATCAATCGACATCGAAACATATTCCAGCGTCGATATCAGCAAGTCCGGAGCATACCGATATGCTCAGAGTGAGGACTTTGAGGTTCTCCTGTTCGCCTATAAGGCGGACGAGACCCCGACGGAGGTTGTTGATCTGGCATCCGGAGAGGTCATTCCGGATGAGATTGTAAATGCCCTCCGGGATCCGGCAGTCACCAAGCACGCCTACAACGCGGCCTTCGAGTGGTACTGCCTGAATCGTGCGGGCTTGGAGACCCCGATAGAGCAGTGGGAGTGCACGATGGTGCACGGGCTGTACTGCGGGTACCCCGCAGGACTGGAGGCAATCGGCAAGGCAATAGGACTTCCGGAGGACAAGCAGAAACTGGCCACAGGAAAAGCGCTGATCCGGTACTTCTGCTCCCCGTGCAAACCGACTAAAAGCAATGGAGGAAGAGAGCGCAATCTGCCTGTACACGCTCCGGAAAAGTGGAAGCTGTTCGTGGACTACAATCGCCAGGATGTTGAAACGGAATATGCGATTCAGCAGAGGCTGAACCGTTTCCCTATGCCGGAGAGTGAGTGGGAAGCCTGGAGGGAGGATATCCGAATGAACGCGGACGGCGTCAGAGTTGACACGCAGCTGATCGAGGGGGCGCTTATGCTGGACTCCGAAAGCAAGTCACGGCTGCTGTGCACTGCGCGCGAGATCGCCGGACTGGATAATCCCAACAGCAGCCCGCAGATGCTGTCCTGGCTGAAGAGTCAGGGAGTGGAAGCAGACGACCTGCAGAAAGCGACGGTAGCAAAACTTCTGGACAGAGAAGATCTTCCGGAACAGGTTCGGCAGGTCCTCCGGATCCGCCAGCAGCTGTCCAGGACATCCGTCAAAAAGTATGTGGCCATGCAGACGGCTCTTGGGGAAGGCGATCGCATCCGGGGGCTCCTGCAGTTTTACGGCGCCGGTCGGTCAGGCCGGTGGGCGGGCCGGCTGGTGCAGTGCCAGAACCTGCCGAGGAATTACATCAGCACTCTGGATTCCGCCCGTGAGCTTGTGCGGGCTAAAAATTATGACGGAGTGAAGATGATCTACGGAGACGTGTCCGACACGCTCTCCCAGCTGATCAGGACGGCTTTTGTTCCATCGGAGGGAGGTAAGCTCATTGTGTCGGACTTCAGCGCCATAGAAGCGCGTGTGATCGCTTGGCTGGCAAAAGAGGACTGGGTTCTGGACGTTTTCCGCAGCGGTGGTGATATCTACTGCGCGACGGCATCTCAGATGTTCGGCGTTCCGGTGGAGAAACACGGCGTCAACGGGGAGCTCCGGCAGAAAGGCAAAGTTGCAACTCTCGCATTGGGCTATCAGGGCGGAGCTAATGCGCTGATCGCGATGGGAGCCCTTAACATGGGCATTCCGGAGGAGGAGCTTCCGGATATCGTCGCGAAGTGGCGGAATGCTAATCCGAGAATCCGGCAGATGTGGTACGATTTTGAGTCCGCCGCAGTGGAAACAGTGAGGACCGGAGAGACGCACCAGGTTTACGGAATCACGTTCCGGACGGAAGCCGATCTGCTTTACGGACAGTTCTTCCTTACAGTGGAGCTGCCGTCCGGACGAAAACTGTTTTACTGCAAGCCGTATCTGAAAGAAAATCAGTTCGGCAAGTCTGCTGTGCATCACATGGGAATTAACCAGAACACTAGAAAGTGGGAGGAAACCTCCACCTATGGCGGAAAACTCGTGGAGAATGTTGTGCAGGCCATAGCCAGGGACTGTCTTGAGGTAACTTTGGAACGCGTGAGAGTCGCGGGCTATCGTGTGGTGATGCACATTCACGATGAGATCGTCATCGACGCACGGGCAGACCAGTACCTGAAGGATGTAAACGCGATTTTCGCGGAACCCATCCCGTGGGCACCGGGACTGCCGTTGAACGGAGACGGATTCGAGAGCCCGTATTACAAGAAGGACTGAAACCATGATAAATGACAGACAGATTAACATAAGCACAGGAGGAAGCCGCAAAGCGACAAACTGGCAGCAGCAGTCTCTGATGTGGTCGGAATTCTGCGACAAACTTCGTACCCCGGTACGGTCTCCGGAGAGTCTGCAGGAGTTCATGGCGTTTGCAAAATCCAGGCAGGACGAACTCAAGGATGTGGGCGGTTTCGTCGGCGGCGCCCTGACCGGATGCCGTCGCAAGGCAAGTGCAGTTTCCGGACGGGATCTCGTCACGCTGGACATGGATAACATCCCCACCGGAGGAACCGAGGACGTGCTGCGTCGTGTTGCATCGCTGGGGTGCGCATCTGCCGTGTACAGCACACGCAAGCATTCCGACTACGCACCACGCCTTCGGGCAGTCATCCCGCTCGACAGGACTGCGGCGCCGGATGAGTATGAGCCGATCGCGCGGCAGCTGGCGAAGCTGATCGGGATCCAGTTCTGCGATCCGACGACGTTCGAACCCTCACGGCTGATGTACTGGCCATCCGTCAGCGCGGACGCGGTTTACGTCTGCGAGGTGCAGGACTCGCCGTTCTGCTCGGCTGACGGAATCCTCGCGATGTATGAGGACTGGAAAGACATCACGGCGTGGCCGCAGGTTCCGGGCGCGGAGGCGATCGAGAAAAGACGGCTGGCTAAGCAGGAAGACCCGACGAAGAAACGCGGTATCGTCGGTGCCTTCTGCCGCACTTACTCAATCCGCGGCGCAATGGAGACTTTCATCGCGGGAATGTATGAGCCGACCGCCGATCCGAACCGGTACACATATACCGGAGGGTCGACGACCGGAGGAGCCGTGATCTACGACGGGGATCTCTTCATGTTCTCCCATCACGCAACTGATCCGTGCAGCGGACAGCTGGTGAATGCCTGGGACCTGATCAGGCTGCACATGTACGGTGAACGGGATGACGAGGCGAAGCCCGGAACCCCCGTCGCGAAGCTGCCATCATTCACCGCGATGAAGCAGCTGGCTGCGGAGGACCCGCAGGTGGGAAGACTGATGGCCAGAGAACGCGAGGAGCACGCCAGAGAGGTTTTTTCCGCAGACACCGGCCTTGGAGCCGTGCGAGCGGAAAACGACGCTCAAAGCGGGGCTGAGACCGCAGACTGGCTGTCCGGACTTGAACTGGACGGAAACGGAAATTACAAAAAGACAATTAACAATCTCGTCATGATTCTGCGCAATGATCCGATGCTGAAAGGGAAAATCGTGACGGATGAATTCTTCGGATGTGGTATGGTGACAGGCGGAGTTCCGTGGGATCCGGATTCCGGACGGCGCAGATGGGTCGACCGGGACGATGACGGGGCACGATGGTATTTCGAGACACGGTATAATATCCCGTCGAGAGATAAAATCGAGTCGGCGCTTTCCATCGTGGGAGGTGAGCATCACGTAAATGCGGTGCGGGATTATCTGATGAGTCTCGAGTGGGACGGAACACGCAGAGTGGATTATCTGTTACCGGACTATCTCGGTGCGGAGGATACCCCGTACACCCGGGCCGTTATGCGAAAGAGTCTCGCCGCTGCGGTAAGCCGTGCGGTGGAAGGCGGGACAAAGTACGACTGTATGCCGATTCTCGCCGGGCCCCAGGGCATCGGCAAGAGCACATTCCTCGCGCTTTTGGGGAGGGACTGGTTTTCCGATTCTCTGACAAGCTTTGAGGGCAAGGACGCCGCGGAGCTGATCCAGGGCGTGTGGATCGTCGAGGTGGGAGAGCTGACGGCGATGACCCGGCAGGAGACAAACGCAGTCAAACAGTTTTTGTCCAAGAGGGCGGATATATACCGGGCGGCGTATGGTCGCAGAACGGAAGAACACCTGCGCAGATGCGTTTTTTTCGGCACGTCGAACGATTCCGAGTTTCTGAAAGATATCACGGGAAATCGCCGATTTTGGCCCGTTGACGTGGGGGTTCACAAGCCCGCGCGAAACGTGTGGGAAGAGATGCCGTCGGAAGTGGATCAGATATGGGCGGAAGCCGTACTGTACTGGCGCATGGGGGAGAAACTGTATATGGAGGGCGAGCTTGCGAAATTCGCCGAAGAGGCGCAGGAAAGCCATCGCGAGATGAGCGAGCTGGAGGGTCTCATACGGGATTATCTTGAACTGAGAGTTCCGGAAAACTGGAGCGAAATGAATGTGCCCGCAAGGCGGATGTTCCTGCAGGGAAATGCTTCCTCAGATGGAGAACTTGTGGAGATGGATCGCATCTGCGCAGCGGAGATCTGGACCGTGTGCCTGGGGAATCCTCCGGGGAAAATTAACCGCAGGGATAGCCGGGAGATAAACGGAATTTTAAAAAACATAGAAGGCTGGGAGCCTATAAAGTCCACAGGACGGTTCGGCGTTTTCGGCATTCAAAGAGGATACGCCCGAAGAATGACGCCCAGAAAAATGTAAACAAAAGCGTTGAAACAAGGTGTAAACAAAGTGTAAACGTAACATATGACAGAAAATGGAAAATGTTTATTGTTACACCAATGTTACACGATATTGTTTACGGAAAAACGGCTAAATATCAGTATATACAGGTATTTGTAAACAAAGTAAACATTATATATATAGAGAGTAATATCTATATATACATATACGCCTATACGCGCCTATACGCGCTATAAAAATATAAATGCATACGCGTGCACGCGCGAGGCGCGGCGTGAATGAGAGGTCAGTTGTTGAGGAGGAGAACACGATGATGAGAGAGCGAGACATTGAACAGCTGCTGGTAAGGGAGGTTCGCAAAAACGGCGGGCGGGCATATAAATTCATTTCGCCCGGAAACGACGGGGTGCCGGATCGCATTGTCCTTATGCCGGACGGGAAAATTTATTTTGTGGAGCTGAAGACGCTGCACGGAAAAGAAAGCGCATTGCAGCATGCACAGAGACGGAGGATCAGCGAACTGGGTCAGATTGTCTTTGTCGTCTATGGCCTGAAGGGGCTTGCGGATTTTTTCAAGGCGACGGGCTTTCCGGAATCGTCTGACCTGATCGCCGCGATCGCGGAGAAGATACGGGAGGAGCAGGCATGAAATTTGTTCCGCACAAATACCAGAAATTCTGCATCGACCAGATCGTTGAGCGTCCGAAGATCGGGTTGTTTCTCGAGATGGGACTCGGAAAGACGGTGATCACGCTGAGCGCGGTCAGGGAGCTGAAGTACAACCGGTTCCAGGTCAGAAAGGTGCTGGTGATCGCGCCGAAGAAGGTCGCGGAGGGAACGTGGTCGCTGGAGAAGGACAAGTGGGACCATACCAGGTGCCTCCGGATTTCACAGGTTTTAGGCTCCCGTGATAAGCGGATCAGGGCGCTGTCCGTGCCAGCGGATGTGTATATCACCAACCGGGAGAACGTGGTGTGGCTGACCGACTACTTCCGCAACGACTGGCCCTTCGACATGGTCGTCATCGATGAATCGTCCAGCTTCAAGAGCCACAAGGCGAAGCGGTTCAAGGCGCTGGCCGCGATGGTGCCGAGGATAAACAGGATTGTGGAGCTGACGGGAACTCCGTCTCCGAACGGGATTATGGACCTGTGGGCGCAGATTTACCTGCTGGACGAAGGCGAGAGGCTGGGCAAACGTTTTGGGGGATTCCGCAGCAGATTCTTCGACGCAGGATATGCGGTAAACGGCGTGGTCTACAAGTACACTGCCAAGTCCGGAGCGTTTGAGAGCGTGACGGAGAAGATCAGCGACATCTGCGTCAGCATGAAGGCCGAGGATTATCTTGAACTTCCGGATATGATTCCGGATGACATTCCGGTGGAGCTTGACCGGATGGCGGCAAAATCGTATCTGGAACTGGAGCGCCAGATGGTGATGGAACTTCCGGACGGGGACATAAGCGTGACCTCGGCAGCGGCCTTGTCGAACAAGCTTCTTCAGTTGGCGAACGGAGCGGTGTACGACGAGGACAAAGGTGTCCACGAGGTACACAGCTGCAAGATCGAGGCGTTTCTGGAACTTCTGGAATCGCTGAACGGGAAGCCGGTGCTGGTCTTTTACAACTACCGCCACGACCTGGATCGTCTGATGGCGGCCATGCCCAGGGGCACGAGAGCCCGGGTTTTGTCCACTCCGCAGGATCAGGCGGCCTGGAATCGCGGGGAAATCGATGTCCTTCTGGCGCATCCGGCGTCGGCGGCTTATGGTCTGAATCTGCAGGAGGGAGGAAACCACGTTGTGTGGTTTGGCCTCACCTGGAACTTTGAGCAGTACACGCAGGCGAACGCGAGGCTTCACCGGCAGGGGCAGACGGAAAAGGTCATCGTCCATCACCTGATTTGCCGCGGAACACGCGACGAGGACGTCATGGCGGCGCTGGCCAGAAAAGAGAACGTGCAGGAATTCGTAATGGATTCGCTGAAAGCGAGGATACGCCGGATTCGAGAGGAGACTGAGAATGGCAAACACGGATGACGCAAAGAGATTTCTGAGGCAATACCGGGAAGCGAGAGCGGCGGTGCGACACATTGACATGGAACTGTCCCAGATGCATGACGAGCTGATGGGGAGGGGCACGGCTTTTGTCGGCGTACCGAGAACCGATGCATCCGGAAAGACCGTACTGGAGGAGCAGGTGATGGACCGGGTGCAGTCCGGCAGAACGGGAGACCCCGTCGGTAATCTGGCTGCACGAATCGCCGATGCCACGGAGGAAGCGATGGTAAGACGGACCCTCGCCCTGGATGCGATGCGTGAGGTTTCCGGGATAATCCGTGCTGTGGAGGATCCACGGCTGAGAGACGTGCTGCACCGCCGGTATATTCAGTGCCAGCGCTGGGAGGAGATTGCGGCGGAGATGCAATATTCTTATCGGCAGACACTGAGGTTCCACGGCGACGGGCTTCTGCAGGTGGGACAATTTCTGGAAAAAAAATCCAAAAAAGTTCCGAAATGTCCTAAAATGTCATAGAATGTCACATTGACTCTGTGCTATAGTGTAAACTGAGCAAAGCGAGAACAAAAGTTAATACCGCCGCAGGCAGAGGTCATCGGTGTAAGTCACGTATGAGGCTTCCGGGACAGCAGCGTGCGGCTTTTTCAAAGACTCCGCAGCGGGGTCTTTTTGTATCAAAAACGACGAAGTGAGAGGTGGTGATGTGGCAAGACTGAAACGTGAGCTGGCCAAAATCGATTACATGGCCGGAATGAAGTATAAAGACATCGCCGAAAAATATGGCGTATCACTGAACACGGTGAAGTCCTGGAAGAAGCGATACGGGTGGCACCGTGAAAAGGGGTGCACACAAATTAAGAGGGTGCACAAGAACTGCATTTCCCAGATTGGCAACCGGAATGCGACGGGGCCGCCGGGCAACCGGAACGCGGAGAAGTACGGATTCTATTCCAAGTTCCTGCCGGAGGACACGAAAGAGATCGTCTTTCACGACGAGGATCCTCTGGACGTCCTGTGGGTCCAGATCAGGTTTGCGCATGCGGCACTGATCCGCGCCCAGCAGATCGCTTATGTTGAGAGCCAGAAGGACAAAACGGTCGATGTGATTTCGACAACGACGGGAGATGCGATCGAGTCGACCACTCTGGCAATCCAGCAGGCCTGGGACAAGCAGGAAAACTTTATGAAGGCGCAGTCACATGCGCAGGCGACGCTTGCCAAGCTGATCCGGCAGTACGACGAGATGCTGCACGAGAGGGGCGACCTGGCGTCTGAGGAGCAGAGAGCGAGGATCATGAAACTTACGGCGGAGACTGAGCAGATTAAAGCGGCAAAGGATGACGAGAGCGCAGATTCCGGAGACTGGAAGGCCGCGGTGATTGCAGCGGCGGAGAGGAGACAGCAGAATGGGCAGTGACGGACTTGCGGAGGCACTGGATTTTTATTACGACCATCCGGCTGCATTCTTCGAGGATATTCTCGGGATTGTCCCTGATGACTGGCAGCGCGATGTGCTGAACGATTTGCAGCAGTCAAGCCGGGTGTCTGTCCGATCCGGCCAGGGCGTAGGCAAGACTGCGCTGGAAGCCGGGGCAATCATCTGGTTCCTGACATGCCGGCCTTATGCGAGAGTTGTCGCGACCGCTCCGACGATGCAGCAGCTGTACGATGTGCTGTGGTCGGAAATCGCCAAGTGGCTGAGCGACAGCAAGGTGAAGAGTCTGCTGAAGTGGACGAAGACGAAGGTGTACATGATCGGCGACGAGGAGCGCTGGTTTGCGACAGCGCGCACCGCGGTAAAGCCGGAGAACATGCAGGGCTTCCACGAGGATCACATGCTGTTTGTTGTGGATGAGGCGTCCGGAGTCGCGGACCCGATTATGGAGGCGATTCTGGGAACGCTTACCGGCGAGGACAACAAGTTGCTGATGTGCGGGAACCCGACAAAGCTGGAGGGCACGTTCTATGATTCGCACACGTCGGATCGGGACAAATACCGCTGCCACAAAGTGGATTCCCGGAAAAGCAACCGGACGAATAAAGACAGCATCGATATGTTGATCCGCAAGTACGGCGCTGACAGCGATGTTGTGCGGGTGCGGGTCTACGGAGAATTCCCTGGACGGTCGCAGGACGCTCTGATTGCGCTTGAGACGGTCGAACTTGCGATGGAGAACAAAATCCCCGACAGCGAGGTTAAACCGGCTGACAGGCTGCATATCGGCTGCGACGTTGCGCGTTTTGGCGACGACAGCACCGTCATCACGCATCGCATCGGGATGAGGATAGCGGAGCAGGTCAAGCTCAGCAAGCGGGACACGATGGAGACGGTCGGGGCGATTCTCTCTGTTTTCCGGCGCTGCCAAAAGGAGCACCCGGAAGTGAAGGACTGCTGGGTGCGTGTTGACGACACCGGCGTGGGCGGAGGTGTGACAGATCGTCTGCGGGAGGTCGCGCAGGAATCCGACCTGCCGATCCGGGTGATTCCCGTCAATAACGGCGCGGCTGCCGAGGATGAGTTTTATCACAATCTCGGAGCGCAGCTGTGGGGGCAGCTCAGAGACCTTTTGGAGGAAAACATGAGCGCGTCCCTTCAGGGGCAGGCGCCGATTCTCCAGCTGCCGCGGTCGGACGAACTGGTCAAGCAGCTGATCGGCCGAAAATACAAAATGAGTTCGAGGGGGAAAATTCAGCTCGAACGGAAGGAAGACATGAAGAAGCGAGGGTTGGAAAGTCCGGATTGCGCGGACTCTCTGGCCCTCTGTTTGTATGAGCCCAGAGTGGCCAGGATTAAATTTTTCAAGGACGGTATCTAAATGGCAAAGAGTAAAAGACCATATCTGCTGCCGGTCACGCTTACGTGCGATGCGGCGGAGATTGAAAACGGCGTATCGATGGAACTTGTGGACAAGTACATCGGGAAGCACAGCGACATGCTGCGCAGATATGATTACCTGGAGAATCTCTATCGCGGATTCCACGACGTCTACAAGGAGCCGGAGAAGGAATCCTGGAAGCCGGACAACCGGCTTGCGGTTAATTTTCCGCGGTACATCACCGACACGTTTATCGGCTATGCTTACGGGATTCCGATCAAGGTGGGGCATCCGGATGACAAAGTGGCGGAATCTATTTCAGATTTCGAGCACGACAACGAGATTTCGGATCACGATGCTGAGCTGGTGAAGAAGTGCTGCATTTACGGACATACGTTCGAGTACGCATACCAGGAAGACGGAACGACGCGGACAAGGCTCACTTCCTTCACGCCCAAGGAGCTCTTTGTCGTATACGACGACACGGTGAAGTCGAGAGCCCTGTTTGCGGTCCGCTACGGCCGGCACGGAGTTGACAGTGCCAACAGCGGAAAACTGTACGGCGAGATTCTCACGCCGGAGAGGATTGAGCATTTCGATGCGGGCGCGAAAACGAATGAGTTTCCCAATCCCTACGGCCTTATTCCTGTCGTGGAGTGGCGGCTGAATGACGAGCGCATGGGGCTGTTTGAGCCGGTGGCCGGACTGATTGAGGCGTACAACCATACGATCGGCGAGAAGGCGAACGACGTTGAAGCCTTCGCGGAGGCCTACCTGGCGGTGGTCGGAGCGGAGCTGGACGAGAAGGGTGTGTATCGGATTCACGATAACCGGCTGATTAATGTCTACGGCACAGACAATGCCAAGGACGTCATGATCCAGTTTCTGCAGAAGCCGACGGCAGACGGGACGCAGGAAAACCTGCTGAACCGTCTTGAGAAGCTGATTTATCAGATCGCGATGGTTGCGAACATCAGCGACGAGTCCTTCGGAAATGCGACTTCCGGAACTGCTCTCGCGTACAAGCTTCAGGCGATGAGCAACATGGCGCTCGCTTTCGACCGTAAGATCGAAAAATCAATCCGGAAGCGATACAAGCTGTTCTGCTCCCTGTCAACCAATGCCGCGGATCCGGACAGTTATCGGGATATCGAAATTACCTTCTCCCGGAATATCCCGAAGAACCAGAAGGAAGAGGCGGACACAGCGCAGCAGCTCTCCGGTATCGTATCGCACGAGACTCAGCTGAGGGTTCTGTCCGTCGTGGAAGACCCTGCGGCCGAGATCGACCGGATGAAAGCCGAGGAAAGCAGTGCACAGGACAGCGTGCTGAACCGCACAATGTTTGAAAATGGGGGGGCAACTCTATAAGTGATGCGCGACTGAACGGAGCCCAGATCAGAAGCCTCGTAGATATCGTAGAACAATATTCTGCGGGAACGTTGACCGAAGATCAGGCATCTGCCCTCATTGTGACAGGGATCAACATCGAACCTGAGGAGGCAAAGAAAATTTTGAAAGGAAATGCGGATCATGACAAGCAGCATCGAATACTGGAGACGCCGGGAGGAGGAACAACTCCGCAGAAACATCACGGAAGAAGCCGAGTATGAAAAGCAGGTCCGGAAAATCTACGATCGCATGATGGCGGATATCCAGAAGGAAATTGACGCCTTTTACGGGAAGTATGCAGAAAAAGAGGGAATTTCGATGGCCGCGGCTAAGCGCAGAGTTGCGCAGCTTGACATCGATGCTTACGCGGCGAAAGCCAAGAAGTACGTCGCAGAGAAGAACCTGTCAAAGCGGGCGAACGAGGAAATGCGAATCTACAATCTGACCATGAAGGTGAACCGCCTGGAGATGCTGAAAGCGGAAATCGGCATCCACCTGGTGGACGGATTCACCGATTTGGATCAGTACGTCAGCGAGACGCTGAACGGCAGGACGACGGACGAACTGAAACGTCAGGCGGGAATCCTCGGAAAAACAGTCAGCGGGAACGACACGCTGGTACACTCCATCGTCAACGCGTCGTTTCACAATGCGACCTTCAGCGATCGGATATGGATGCATCAGGCACTTTTGAAAAGCGAACTGGACAAGCAGCTCCAGCAGGGGCTGATCGCGGGAAAGCATCCGCAGGTTCTGGCCAGAGACATCCGGAAGGCGTTCAACGTCTCCCGATCCGACGCAGAACGGCTCATGAGAACGGAACT